CCCCGCCAATGGCGGCTAGTAGTTGGCCTATATCTGGACGTTGAGCAGCAGCGGGTGCGCCTCCTGGTTGTTCTGGAGTTGGCTGCGAGGCAGGGGCAGGGAGTGCTCCCGCTGCTGGAACTTGTGGTGCACCCTGCATTAGTTCTGGTGCTACTGGCATCTCTGGCGCTGGTTCTGGCGCAAATGCCTTACCAATAATAGTTTCTAACTGAAGACCCTTTTGACGGCCTTGGATAACTTCTGCAATACGAGTAATGATCTGACTTGGATCTTGACCTTGCGCTGCAAGAGCAGGTATCGCCTGAGCATACTGAGCAACAGCAACACGCAAAGAGTCGCGCATTTCTTCAATGTCGACACGTTGTTCCTCCTGGGTAACGTTGAGTTCCATAGGAATCTCACGGCGTACATAATCACGAGAAACTAACTTGTCTGAACGCATCTGTAACAATGCAATGATTGCACGGTTAGGATCCATACCAGACATAATTCCGTAACGAACATCTACACCGTAGTTACCATCAATCTGCTTTGATGGGATGTACTTCATATTAAACGGAGTACCATCATCTACGCCCTTGATTTCCTTGGTCATATTGCCAAAGATCTTCTCATCTACTTCAAAGCAAAGAGAAGCAAGGTCTGTAAACATACGGGCAAACTGTGCTTGTGCTGACTTGATCTGTGTATCAAAGCCTGCCTGTAGTGCTTGCACACCACGGCCTGTAACGATAGATGCATCAATGTTACCTGAGCGAACCTCTGGGTAACGAGAACCTAGACGTAGTTCACGCTCTAATACACCAGATTCAGTAAAAACTCCAGGTGGTAGTTCTAGTGGAACACGTCGGATACCTTGTGGATTTGCAGAACGCATAATTGCATCTGGTCCCAGTGCCAACTCTTGCACATCTTGTGGAATAGCAATAGGTGCTTGGATAGATTTTTCTGCTGCTTGGATCTGCAATACTGCAAAGCGAGCACGAGCAAGTTGAACTGATAGAACATCATCAAACTGTCCACGTGCTTCACCGTCAATGGATGAGCGCATAGCAACGTAGGCCATACACTTTCCAATAGGGTTAGGAATGTTTGAGAGTACTAGGTTCTTACGCTCTGGGATAAAGATTAAGTCTTGGTCTTTGTCGTGGTAGCGAACTAGTGACACATACGGTGAGCCAGGAGAATAAACATTCTTTGGCATAATCTGGTCATAGAACTCTGGGTACTGCATCGCTAACGTTTCAGCATCAGATGCCATAACTTGTGTAAGCGAAACTGTGCGACCGAATCTATCAATTTCAGGATAAGTACCAAAAGGATTAAGCAGACGTATTCTTGGATTATTGGTTTCATAGTCCATCTCCACCATACCTGGCAACATACCGTAGGTATTAAACCAATCAGCACCTGTGTACATTTGAATTTGTAGTTCAGATGCACTGATGTAATGGTTAACAATACGAGTACGTGTGTCTGCTGCCTTACGTGCTGAGTCTGAAACCATATTGGTTGCAGCGCAGTTAAACGATGGTAGCGGTGCCATTGCTTCTGCAAGGTCACGTGCTGCTACGTCAATGAAGTTAGCAACTAGAGGCTTTGGATATTCCTCAGAAAACATTGCAGGGTAAACCTTGCTAATGTCTCCCTGACGTACAGAGAGCACATCACGCATTCTCTGGTCACGTGCGGAGTAGCGTGTTTGAAGGCGATTAACCTTGGCTACTACCTCTTTAGTTGATAACAATTGTTTTCCTTACCTAATGCCTTTGTAGTCCATTGTTCTGCCATTCATTGTGACGCGAACTTTTTTGGGATCTCCACCCATTGCTTTTGTTGCTTTAATTGATTTTGCATACTGCTGTTCCAAGATAGCATCTGTCTGTGCATTTTTATTGATTGGATCAGTAGTTCTTTTAACAACCTTTGAAGGCTTTGCCTGCTTAACTGTTTTATAGATAGCGGCTTTTTTCTTGTCTGGAACTGCTTTTCTTAATGCCTGTGAGTATGCTCGTTTTTCTTCTAATGGCAACTTGTCTAACATCTTTGAAACGGTCCCTGGTTTTGTACCTTTAGCAATAACTTTAACGTCTTTAACTCTTGCTTTTTCTGCAGCAGTTAATTTCTTGGCAGTTTGTTTCCCAGTAACTTTTGCAGCAGCCTTAGCGACTCCACGTACAACAGCACCAGGAGTAATAATCTCGCCTTTTTTAACATTGCCAGGCTTCTTCCACTCTTCTTGAAACTTTGCCTTTTGCTTCTTATCCATAAATCTTGCCGTACTTCTTTTCAAGAATCTTCTTCATCGCTGCATCTTGCGGAGTCATCTTGCCTGGAGACTTCTTTGTAGTCTTAGGCTTAGGTGTCATTCTTGCTGGCTTAGGACCAACCTTTGGCATTGGTTTCTTAACACTAGGCTTAGCACCTTCAACTTTAGGCATAGGCTTCTTTGTCTTTGGGAACTCAACACCTTCAGGCATTCTGCGTGCTGGCATCTTGTCCATTGACTTGCTCTTCTTTACATTTGGCATTGTATCTCCTTAGATGAATGTGCGATCTTTTTCTGCGAGCAGTTCATCTATGTTGATAACTGTTCGTTTGCCTATCTCACTACGAGACAGGAATGGATTCTTCATATGGTGTGTCTTGTGCATACCTTGGTTGAGCATCTCACGTGCGCGGATCTCACAGAACCAAAGAGCCATTACCATATCGGTCTTACCCTTAGTAGTAGGCGACCAGGTAATTAGTTGCTCGATGAGCGCCTTAATGTTTTCAGTCTGGTCACTAGGTAAGTGAATAAGGTTGTCTCTGTGGTGCTTGCCGTCGTGCTGCTTGGTGCCAAACAAAGTTGACATTGATGCAACACCGAAACCTGAATCCCATTTGTTAGATCCAGTATGGTGTTCCCGCAGTAGCACTCCTCTAGAGGCCAGGTTTTGCCTGATACCCTCATCTTGCGTAAGGAATGATTGGAAAGCATTCTTTTCTACAATCCACTCGGTAGGTTGATAGAGCGCAGTCCAGTCAAAGATTATTTGACGGATCGCAGCAGGCGTTGGCCTAGTGATTTTAATAGCATCCACGATATAACGTTTATGGCTAACCCGATCAATAGCGTAACAAACGACGGCTGTATCACCAACCATAGCGGGATCAAGACCACAAATAATAGAGAAGCCGCTAAGGTCACGCGGATGGCCTGGGTGACCAGGAACCAAACGACCTGCTTTACGCATACCATCGATAGAACCTCTCACACATACTGGGTCAAAGATAGCATCATCGGAGATATCTTGTTGCTGGTAGACCAGCGCCCAAGTAGATGCATCCATTGCTTGACGTTCGTTGTAAAGGTTACGACCATTCCAGCGGGGGTAAAGTCCATCTTCGTTCTTATCAGATTCCATCTGCCCATCAAAGGGTGCATCTGATGCAGGCCACAGGGTAACCCACTTGTCGGGGTCCTCGTGAGTCTCCAGTAATGCTGGCATAGCCAGATACTTCCAAGGAACAAGGCCACCTGGGTAGCGGTCCTCGGAACGTAGTTCTTTGTATAAGTCAATTGCTGTAACGCGGGTACCGATAATGATTAACTTACCAGTAGGGTTAAGACGAGAGCGCACATCCTGGGTTAACCAACGGATCTGCTTTTCAAACTCATTTGCGTTCTTTAATGTCACCGCATCGTCTACGATAATCATATCGGCACGCTTGCCGTAGATCTGACCGCCGATACCAACGGCTTCAATGTTCGGGTCCTTCTCGCTGGACTCACGAAGTTCATCACCAAAGGTCACACGGGTTGCCTGCCAGGAAGCGGTCTTAGAGTTAAACCCTACGCCAGCAGCGTAAGCCTGTTGCAGTGCTTCATAGTTAGGATGTGTCAGGCGTTGCTTGATGGCGTAGAGAAAGTCAGCAGCCAATTGCTGCGTTTGTGAAACTATCAGGACTCTGAAGTTAGGGTTCTGACAAACCTGCCAGGTAACGTAATCAATTGTCACCGTCATCGACTTGGCGTGGTTGGGAGGGATATTAACAAGGATACGGTTACTAGCCAGCCCTGGTTCGTACTTCATACTGGGATGTAGCCAGGAAGGTTCACGCCCCTCGATCACATCAATCAGGTTCTGCTGGTGAGCAAAGGTCTGAGAGTGAAGATATCGTTGGCGGAACTCTGCAAAGGTTAAGTCGTGGACATCACTAGATGCGAAGTTCTTATCCTTCAAACCTAGTCTTGTTCGGTCCATCTTGTCGCAGAAGACCTTATCGGTTCTGCGGTAGTACTCGTAGGTCTTATAGGATTTACCAGCAGCAGCCGTGGCTGCCTCGATGGTAAGACCTTCTGCTACACCTGAAAGGATCAGACGCTTGGCGATGTCACTAGACTTCTCAGCCACGTAGTCTCCTCTAATAAAGCGCCGAAGGCGCGAAAAAAAATTTTATTACTAGGGGAAGGATCTCTATACTGGAGATAGAACTATCCCCACTAAAAGCGGTGCCACGCACCGCACAGTTCGGGCTTAGCGCCCGAGCAAGCCACAGCGCAGCGAGGGGTAAGTTGGTGCTCGTCCTAGGGGGACTCGCGTAGTGCCAACGTAGCGATACGGGTCGTAAAACTAGTACTGGTCCGTTTTACTCCCCTACTATATATAAGGCAGAAAAAATAGCCCATTTCCCGTCTACGGTAGATTTTATTTTCTATTTGTGACCAAGGTCACATAAATATGTGTACAAAGTAGGACATTTACGGGGATCTCACTTTAGCGTATATTTTTTGTGTGGGAGTATATGTAGGTGCAGGGTCAATACTTAACACCGTGGGTGGTCATTTTTTGGCTGACTGGTCACCCCCTGCCCCCCTTGATAACTGGTCAGACCTCTTTGCCTTACATTATGTAAAGTAAGAGGGAGGGCTCTACTTCTGGCACCCTATACATTCGACAAGTATCTGTCCATTAATAAACTCTTTCAATAGACTTAGACATTCAACCCTTAATTGTCTACCTTGTTGCATCCTGCTAAGTTACCCGCGAGTAACAATAGATAGTTGAATCTTCAACCAAATCAATTTCAAATTGTCGACATATCGACACGACTATCCCTTATTATTCTCAGGATTCATTCAGGAAATCGTTATTAAACTGTTATCAAAATACCCTTGTTTGGGCTTGACATACGGTAGACAACCGTATAATGTTCTACTTATCAAGCCAAACGGTTTGAATTAACCTAAGAGGAGATATACCAAATGCCATTCGATTACTCAGAGATGATTCAAGCAAGAAACATATTGCTAACAGTATCACTTAAAGGAACAGGAACAGCGCCAATCGCTTACAAGTTGGCTCAGATTCTACAGGCAGACATTGAAGAAGCGGAAATGGACGGCGCAAACCGCTAAGCAAGATTAGCCCCGCCCGCCTAGGGCGTGCCGATTCGATTCGGAGCGGGGCACGAGTGGAGGGAACTACCCCGCCACCAAACAAGGAGGAAAAAATGACACGCAAGGACTATGTACTTATCGCGGGAGTATTTGCACATTTTGGCAAAATCTGCGACCTAGAAGAGACAATCGGGGCAGACCTAGCCTATAAGTTCGCCGACGTACTAGAAGAGGACAATCCACGTTTTGACCGCCATAAGTTCCTAGTGGCTTGCGGGGTGAAGTAATGATTCACTCAATCGAGGCAACAGGCTTGACAGGTGGATTCGCCTACCGCTATCAGTACCAGACAGGGGCTAGCCACTTCTTCGGCTATGCTGACACGCTAGAAGAGGCGCAGGCGATATTGAGAGAGGCAGGGGTCTGCTAATGCCTAAGTATACAGTTCACGGCTCATTCGAGAATCCCAAGACCGCCAAGAGTTACGCCCGCTTTACCTCTAAGGAGGATTACGCGACGGCACAAGAGGCACAATGGGAACTAGAGAAATGGACGGAAGAGAAGAGATACGCTTGGATATGGATAGAGGAGGTTAAAGCGTGAACTGTACAGAATGCAAGACTTACCCGCTTGCGGTGCAACCGCAAGGCTTGTGTATCCACTGTTACGCAAGCACAGAAGAGGCGCAAGAGGGAATGAAAGTCTACGAAGAGGGAGGATTACTACACCGCAAGATTCTCGGTCTAGCATAAGCAAGACCGCCACCGCGCTAAAGGCTAGAGGCTCACAACCTCACGGTGGCACAAGACAGGAGGGCAACACCGCCCGCCTCTCTTAGCCTAGGAAGGGCAGAAAATGGCAGTTTACTACGTATCAAATGAGAATGGCGACTGGTGGACGATTGACACCGATAGCGGTGTAGGTCAGACCTTGTTCATCATTGAAGCAGGAGAATTAGACAAGGTGGCAGACACCACGAACCCCGATAAGTTAGACCGTGCGATTCGTGAGCACGGCACGGCGCAAGATGTGGAGGTAGCGTAATGCAAACGACAATTGAAGAGGTCAGAAGCCTAGTTCAAGCACTAGAGAAGTTAGTCGAACCCTTATTCGAGGGTGAAGTGTTAGAGGACGCGCCTTATGAATCAATGAAGCGCCCGCACATAGTGTTACAGGAGGGGAGCAAGACTTACGGACGCGCTTGGCGTATCCACTTTACAGGAGGTAGTAAGTACGGCTCGGGACATTGGGAGCCACGCGGATTCAGCGACTATCTAGGCGGGAGCAAGGCAGAAGCAGCGCAAAGCCTACGCAAACTGATTGCGGGCATACATACAGGGCTATTGATTGCGGAGAAGAAGGAGGGCAAAGCGTGAAGGATTACGAAATCAAAATGGTTTACACAATGTACATTGGATTAGAGGCAGAGAGTGAGGAAGATGCCATTGAGCAAGCCAAACAGACCGCAGAGGAGCAACACGGCAACCGCATAAGCGAGTTTGCTATCTTTACGATAGAGGAGGACAAGGCGTGAGCGAGTGGACGAGATATACATTCGTGTGTAATGGAGATTGTGACGGGTTATTGGAGTTCACATTCCAAGATGGATTTGGATTCCCTAACGGGGAAGTCAAGACCAAATGCCCTTGCGGTTCAAAGACCACATACATTTCAATGGAACACGCAACAGTTACCAAGAAGAGGAGTGCGTGATGGTCAATGACGCGATAGTTCTGTGGGGCTTACTGTTACTATACGGTATACCAATATGTGCAATAGCCTATTGGATGGAGAAGATGATAACCAAAGGAGAAGATGATGAGTGAGCAGGATAAGATGGCGCAATTTGTATTTACAGTAGTGATTGTGCCTGACAACAAGCGATACGAAGTAGAACTATGGGATTTTGCAGGCGAAGAGCCTGCTCTAATCGCAGCAGGTGAGGGTAGCAACTGGCGCACGGCGCTAGGTGAGGCGCTATCTAAGATCGAACTACCAACAGACAAGGTGGAGAAGACCATCAATGATGTAATCAAGGAAGGTGTAGAAGATGAAGGAGTTTGAGATAAGTATTGCCAAGGTTGTGTACCGCACAACTGATGAGTTCAATACTGAGTTAGAGGCTCGGATGTGGGCTGCTGCTCAACGTGATAAGTACAAAGAACTATTAGATGATAACGCGGTGGAGTATTACTTTGAGGTGGAGGAGATAACTAATGTCTGAACCTACGGTAGACTACTGGCGTGCAAAGGCAGAGTTATGTCGTGACCTTGCGCTGATACAGATTGAAGATGAAGACACAGAGAAGGAGGCAGGGATGAACCTAATGCGTATGACCTACGCCCTGTCTATGGTAGATACATTCAACGAAGGAGGACAAGATGAGCAAGCGTAAGATTACAGTAGAGGTAGATCAACAATGGTTTGAGATACTAGGTCAGATAAGCAAGCACCAAGATGGGTTTGTGTGGATTAAGGTAGAAGGAGGAAGTGATGAGTAATCTAATAAGTGATGAGATAATTGAAAGGCGTTTGTTTGCTGGATTATTAGTGACAAAGTACCGAGTAATTACTTATAAATCTAAACTCGGAATTGTAAGCAAATGGATTAAATTAGAGGAGGAAGACAATGACTGACAACGTAGTGGGATTCCACCCTAAGAATAAACTCGTGAACTTCTACGAGATAGCAACGGCAGAAGGCAACGCAGTATGGGGCGGGGAAGATCCGCACAGTGCGGTGCAATGGCTACGCCAATCACCTCTGAACTCACGCCTATTGGTGTCCTGCTGGGAAGCAGGGGAAGAGGATGCTCGCCTGATAATTGAACCCATTGACATCACAAAGATTGTGTTTGCAGTAATGGCAGGTGTGCAATGACACACAATGATCTATTAGAGGCAGTTAATAGTCCAACCTTTATGAACAGTAGAACCTTAGAGACTCCATACATAGCACTTCGTGCGGTATTAGAGTTGCACAAACCCTGGATTATGCAGACAGATGAAGAAGGTGGAGAGGCAGTCGGATGTTCTTGTAACCTTAACATTCCAGCCTTCTTAAACCCTTATCCCTGCCCAACCATTGAGGCTATTGAGAAGGAGTTGCTATGACCTATGTTCTAGGCTTGATGTTCGTGATGTTAGTGGCTTATGTCCTGATTGTATGGGAGGATAAGACCAACAATGGAGACTGAGAATAAACGATTGCGTGGTGCTGCTAACCAAGCGGTGCGCCAGCGCAACTACAGAAGGGCAAGAGATCGTGCGCTAGTACGTCTTGCTCATCTATACCCTGATACCTATAAGCAGTTGCTCGAAATGGAGAAGAAGACAGATGAACAAGAAGGTAAGACGTGGCTTGACCTTGATGGTAATACTGTCCCTGTTGTCGGCGTTCGTGTACGCACAGCAGACGGACGAGGTGCACCTGTCCTCAAAGAAGACATACATAAAGGAACGAACGAAGGCAACAATAGAGGAGAAGCGTGAGAACAAGGCACTTGTCATTAGTTACTCAAAGGCACTCGGTTACAACGACAACCAAGTCAAATGTCTCCTCACCCTTTGGACCCGTGAGTCCAGGCTCGACCACCTTGCTCGCCCAAGAGACGCTTCGGGCAAACCAAGAAGCACGGCTTTTGGAATTGCTCAACTCCTTAGAGAACGTAGTGGACAACCTGAACTTCAAATCCTTCACGGCCTACGATACCTTAGTCATCGCTACGGAGGGAGTGCGTGTCGCGCTCTCCAACATAGCAACAGAAGAGGCTGGTACTGATACACTTTAAGTGCATCCTCCTTTCGGGCACAAAGAACCTCACCGCTACCCTTCCTGCGGTGGGGTTCTTTATTTGTCCGTGGAGTAGAAGCCTTTACCCTTAAATGTAATAGAAGGAGAATCCCATTTGCGAATCATTGGGATGTGGCACTCAAAACAAGATGGCTCACGTGGTTGCTCGTGGATACTACGTTCAATAGTTAGTTCTGCATTACATTCAGTGCATCGATAGTCGTACTGCATCAGAACAATCCTTGCTTTCTATGTATAGAACTATTTTTAGAGTGGCGTTGAAGTAAAGTTTCTAATTGTTTTTCACTATCTGCTGAGATAGATACACCACAGAAACATTTGAAGGTGTATGTCACTGGTAAGGCGACTCCCCTCCCATAAAGTTAAGTAGTTTACGTAGTGCGTTGCCACATCTACGATCAGCAGTAGAGATAGCACACTCGATAGTCTCACTCAACTGTTGCAGTGTGTAGTTCTCGTGATAGCGCAGGCGCAGGATATTCTTCTCATCCTCATCTAGTAACTCGTATGCCTTCTTGATATCAATGAGTGTGGCTAACAGGTTGCCACCTTCTGCGGGTGCAGCAGGCTTGCGTGGTGTGCCATCATTGACAAGGTTCTGTGCCTGTTCAATGGCAGTCTCATTGACCACGCTTGCAATTACATACGGCAAGAGTTGTGCAATGGTGATGACATCATAAAAGGTTTCATCATTAGGTTGATAGCCTGACTTAGCCGCCTTCTCCTTGCGGGCATAGCGTTCGATAGCACGCTTCATCTGCCAACCGATACGCCTTTGGTTAGCCAGACGTACGGCCTCGTTCTCTTCTGTTAGTAAAGCATTGAAGTATGAGATGCGTGTCATTACCCAAGCGTATGCCTCTTGCGTCAGGTCAACACGGTCTACATACTTACGATAGCGACGGTGTACTAGCGTTACTACGCTAGGTACGATGTCGTTAATTACTGGGTGTGGCTCAGTCATTAGGCCACTTACCATCTAATACCATCAGTGCAATAGCACTGTAGTTAAGTAGATCAATAAAGGAATCACGCAACGATTCGTTCTCAGGTGTAGCACCAGTATCAATTAAGTGGTTGATGCGTGCAGTCTTGTCGTGCATACGCACACGCAAACCATTGAGTGGACCACCAGGTGAGAGACTAATGTTGGTCGGACCATAATCCTTATGCTTCTTGATGAGCAGGTTACCTGCACTATCTAAGGTAGCCCAGACATCAACAACAAACTGAACGTGCTTGTGGTCTATCTTGTCGGCAATGGCTTTATTAAGATCGTCTCCATTGACCTGTCGTGATTCAGGATTTGGAAGCCCATATGCTGCAAAGTTTGTAGCATCGTGACCCATTCGCTCTCGGTCATTGTCATACATTAAACGCCTCCAAATAATTTCAACGCTTCATCCTTGCCGTGTGCAAGATAGAAGTCATTGATGTCCATTGATGGTGGTAAGGATACTATGCGTGAGTTCATTACTTCCTGTGACACACGGCGGGAGAACTCAGCACCTGGGTTGGTACCATCATCCTTGATATCATTGTCACCAACTACATACACAATGTCATAGCCTGTAAATAACTTAGTAAAGTGTGGCTTCCAAGCCTGCACTCCTGGTACTCCTACTGCTGGCAGGTTCAAGATACCTGATACAACTACTGCATCTAACTCACCCTCACACACCACGATACTAGATGAATCAATAGTGACATCAGCCACGTTATACAGGTGACCCTTCTGTCCTGCTGGTGCACCATACTTAGGCTTGCCATCATCTAGCCTACGAAACTTTACACCCACACACATACCAAGGGCTGTCAGATAGGGCACAGAAAGCCAGCCCGCGTGCATTTCGTGACCATTGATTGGGTCTGTTACTACACCCAACGAAAACTGTTGAGCAACATCTTCAGAGATCCCACGTCCTTCGAGATACTCTAGCGCCCTTGTGTCCAGGTTTTTGCTGTAATGATTGACCGCTTCCAGCAACGATCTCGATTGCTCGTGCGAGTGCATCCTTAAACTCCAAGTTCTCTATGATACCTACAACATTAACTGCGTTACCACCCTTCCCGCAGGTGTGGCAGAAGAATAAGTTGTCATAGGTATTGATGACAGCGCTTCTTCTTTTATCAGGATGGATGCAGCACCTTACTGATGCAGACCTACCCTCTCGTACTTCCCCTCCGTAGTGCAGAACAATTGCTCCTATGGGGATTGTGTTTGCATCAACGGTACCTTTGAACCGTCCCGCTTTACGTACCCTGGACCAGTCTTGTGCTGGCATACACACCCCTTGTCGTCGCACTTCTCGTGCCAATTAGAGGCACGTTTGTAATGGGTTAGAGTGTTCTCTTCCCCTGCCTTGTGACAGTTCTGACAAATCATTAGAACTCCTTTAGTTCTGTTACTGGTACACGCCATCCACCGATGGCTTCATCTCTGTACTGCATAGTTGCATACTCTTCAGGATTACACCAGCCATATACTTCAACCTGTGAGTAATAATCTTCATCAAGGATCTTAGTTCCTACAATTATCTTGCCACTATCTTTGCTCCAAAAAGGAATCGAATCACGTGTGCGTACTGTGCGTACCTCAAAGTTAACACCAACATCAGGCAACTTAGCACGACGAGGATGTAGTTCATTAGGATACCAAGGTACATTCCAAGCAGTATCAGTGAGAGATGCAACTGCCCACTCAGAGACGTTGGCTCGGACATTGGCAAGAAGTTCGTGCTCTAAGTAGCCGTTCTTCTTACCCTCTGCATAGTTAGGTCTGTCTACAGAACCATACTTAGCAAGCCAACGCTCTGTTGCAAGCAGTGTACAAACTCTTACTTCATCCCTACTCAGGCGTACTATCATCTGCCTCTTCTTCGGTAGTTGATTCTTCAACTACTTCTTCTGGTACTAGGATATCTGTTGTGGTGATTTCACCTTCTGGTACTGGCATTATTGTTTCTCCTTGATCCATTGTGCTAGGTCTTGAATAACCCAGGCGTTTTCTATTCCAGAGTTGCGACGCTTAACTACAACGTAATGCAGTGGAACTTCCCCAAGGCCACGAGCATTGGCATAGTTAAGCGCCTCAACTTCTGCTTCTCTCCAGAACTCAGGCAAGGAAAGGGTTGCCCTGTTCTTGAGTTCAAGGATATAGGTTTTCCCCGCGATGATCGCAACCATATCCCCTTCATCTTTTGCCCCAGCCTTAGTCAAACGTTCTGCCATAACTCCGCATTTGCGTAGCCATTTCATTACATCTGTCTCGAACTGAGAACCTTTACGTCCATTGGGATTAGCCATTAGCGCACCACCTGAATATCAAACACGTAAGTAGGCCCTACCTTGTGCATCTTGATCTCCTATCTGGCACGCTGCAAAGTTAACAAATAGTGTAGCCCATTTAGAGGCATCTGCTGTGTGTGGACCAAAGCGATTCTTCACCGCAGCCACACGCAACATCCCTTGACCTGGGTCATAACCCAATGTGAGTATCAGCGCAGGTAACTGGCTGACCTTACCGTGAATAGCACGACGCGGTGGTGGCATACTCGGTGAACCATACTCACTCTGCTCGCTGACGTGATGGAGTACTAAGACGCAAGCCTGAGTCTTGCGTGCCATATCGTGCAACTCCATCATAATTGCACGTAGCCCTGCCCATTCATTGTCTGTTTCGGCAGCAACATTCATTAAGTTATCAATGATAATTAACTCAGGTGCTATTCCATACAGTTCAACGTAGGCTTTAATCTCCAATTCAATGTCATCTAATGATGGACTTGAATCGAATACCCATTGTATGTGTGACATCTTTGATAGGTGTTCACTGTAAAAGTCTTCCTTGTATTCCATATTGGACTCAACAGTTAACTGCGTATGCCCTGAGATCTGTGCTGCAGATCGCATCAGGACTGTTGCAGTATCAGTATCGGCTGAGAAGAAAAGAGTTGGTACCTTAGCCTTGATTGCATAGACAAGAGCAAACATACTCTTACCAGCATTAGGTGCAGCAGCAACCATACATACTTGCCCACGTCTAAACTTAATGGACTCACCAGCAAGGCCAGTCCATACATCAGGCAACGGTATAGCCTTGGTGTGGCTACCGCCCATCGCCCGCTTTAGATTAAGCAACTTCCCCATCCCCTCCAAGATTTATTCTGCGTTGTCTCCTTACTGCAAGACGTTCACGTGGTGCAAGCCCACCCCATATACCAAACTGTTCCTTGTGGATTCCCCACTCAGCACATTCGGTTCTATGAGTACAACGTTTACAGATTGACTTTGCATACTGACTTTCAATGTAACTTACTGATTCCTTATCTTTATCAGGAAACCAGAAGTCACCACCTATCTCTGCACATAGCGGGTTCTCGTACTCACGAGGCTCCCGCATCGTATTATCTTAAGAAGATAGGGTCGCACTTATCTACTGCACCCTTTGGTGCAGAGCACATCCACGCTCTCCAAGGTCCACGAGCAGATGTACCAGTACGGTATGTCATATTACCGTGCTTGCAGGTAGGTGCCTGTCCTTCTACAACCTGTGGTTGTGCGGGTGCAGCAACTGGAGTTGCATTAAATGATTCAGCAACTGATGCAACTGTTGGTGCTGGTGCTCCACCGTGTAAGTCATTACTAGTTGACTTGATAAGTGTTGCAACCATACCTAGATCTGCAAGACCTGTCTCTAAATCCTTGACATCTTTTGCATAGAGATTGATGAGCGTTCCATCATTTAACTTGTAATTTATTTGATACTTTGTGCCTTCTGTTGCCATTTACTTTCCTCCAGTTTGTCTGATTGATAACCTTTGTGATTCATTACCAAACTTCTTAGGCACATACCCAATAAGTTTTTCTACTTCCTCACTGTCAATACTTTCACGTCCCTTGACAGTTGTCCAACTGACTTCTATTCCACTAGGTGTTACTCCCAACAGTCCTTCAAAAGAAGTCTTCAATGAATCTTGTTCCTTCTCTAGTACCTTGATCTGTGCTGCTAACTGTAAGTACAGCAGTGCATTCTTGTCAATATCAGCATCATCAATTAGTAGGTCAGTTGCTGGTGTAAGTTCTTTTTTTATACCAACGCATCCCATCTCACCTGATGCGTCATAGAACTTGCAATAGTGTTTGCAATAGGAAGCATCACGTTCTGGATCTGGTGCAGTATCTGCTACCTTGATTGCTTCTAACCAGTTCAATGCTTGTAGTGCAATGGTTTCATCGTATGGTTCTGTATGTACTTTGACATCTCGCTCATCACCATCACGTGCAATAGCAACGAGCGAGACGCGCTTCACATCGTAGCCGTTCTTTGCTAGTAGATAGCCGTATGTCTGTACCTGCCAGCGTTGCTGTGTTGATGGGAAGTAACTAAGGTTCTTGACTTTGCTTGTCTTCCAGTCAATGACATCACCAGTACCTGGTACGTAGCAGTCGATGTGTGCCTTCATACCGTTGTACTCAACTGATGTTTCAATCATTACATCTGGGTTGTCTGCTAGTGCTCGTTCAATCTCTGCGTGGATAGCAGTACCCATAATCGCAGCGAGTTTCATCTCGTTCTCGTTAGTCTCTGGTTGATCGTTCAATCGATACCAAACTTTACGACGGCAACCACCTAACTCTGATGGTCCTATCTGTACCTGTGTAGAACGTGAACGCTTTGCATCACCTGCACGTAGTGCAGTGAGCAGTAGTTCTTTCGGATCAGTGTGCATTCTTACCCCTTGCTAACATAATTGCAAGGAACATACCATTGCAAACACCGTTGTTAAACTGATAATTCTCAGAATCTTTATCTTTACATAATTCAATGTATTTTTCTCTTGATGCTTCAATCTCTTGTGCAATCTTCTCACGCATTGCCATAGGATTAAATGAATAACTTAATTGTGCTGACTGCCAGCCCATACGATGAAAGTATTTAGCAGCATACTCATCTGTCATTTCCATAGTTACATCCTTTCCTGGACCACTAACTGTATGGGCTTACCAGTGTTCGCGTCAAGTACCGATGCAATCTCTACAGCCTTTCGTGCGTGTCGCTTGGCGTAGGCTAACTCCATATCAGGCTTGACAATTGAAGCGAGATAGCCAAGAGCAAACTGACCTCCACTACCAATGCCATACGCTCCGACATTTGCTTGGAAAAAAGAGAGATCGCAAGCAATACGAAAGATGTTACCGTTAAAAGCAATGAGATAATCAAAACCGCCATCTTTGTCCACCTTGTTGTAGTCGTAGTTGTTGTCGTTAAAGGCTTGGTTGATACTAGGAATAATCTTCTTACCCATAAATTGTGCTGGGTTCTCACCACGATAGGTCGGTGGCTTCCAGTTGTAGGCAAGGATATCTCCTGGTCGTGTATCACCTGAGATTCCTATTAGGAACTTGCCTACCTCTACGATCTTAGGTGTACTGGTTGCAAGCGTTACAAGATTATCTTCTGTGATCTGAGAATCTGCTACTAGTACTGCGTAGTCGATACCTTCTAGCGCCGCGATTGTTGTCATACTGGAGAGTGTACTAGAGAACGGCGTGTCGTCGCGTTAGCGACACTACTAGTCGTTACAATATGAGCCGTGAGGCGAATTAAACAGGGTGCCCCAAGGGGGCACGATGGTATGGTACTGACTGTGCGGTTCCGTCTACCAAGGCTGCCGAAATTTAGGCACAAACTACCAGATAAATTTGGTACTGACTTACGAGGTCTTGGTCCAGTACACGTATGTCCCTGTGGTTCACAAGTCTTTTCCATAATGGCATCCTTTGAAGATCACGAACTAGTCTGGTACTTTCTTGATGGTACCTGTGTTAACTGTGGCAACATAGTCACTGTCCCTTGTCCAGTAGATAAAGATGAAGCACAGACTCTCTGAGGTTAATGAAGTAGAACGCACAGGAATGTGCTCAGTTTGTGGCCCCACAAGAATAAAGATACGAGATAAGTCTAAGCCAGTATCAGGTAGATACCGTTGCAATACCATCTACAAGATCAATCAGATGAAGGCACGTTCTCCCTACCACGCTCACCGCAAGGAGTACTGCGAGCAGTGTGACTTCAGGCCAGTACACATCAGTCAGTTGGACGTAGACCACATAGACGGTGACCGCTTTAATAATGACCCAGCCAACCTGCAAACCCTGTGTGCGAACTGCCACAGGCTCAAGACACACCTTGCAGGCGACAGCAACTCAGGCATATTTTAGGCATAAAAAAAGAAGCCCCTCCGAAGAGGGGCCTCTTTCTATTGCCTCGCGCTAGTGGGTTACTTAGACCCACGTCCAAACTCTGGTGCTGATGCGTCTAACCACTTAAGTAGTGGACCAGCAAAGCCAGCGATTGCTGCCATTGCTAGTGTCTTAGGGTCTGACTCACCTGCAAGGAATAGTGCTACTGCAGATGCTGCTGCAGCACGAAACCAAGTTAGGCCGAGTTGCTTGAATTGTTCCATTGTTTCCTCCTATGGGGATTACTTTGCACCGTGCACTTTGCAACAGGTACAAACTTCGGTCTTGTATGCCTTCTTAGCAGGCACTGGTGTTACCTTTGCGATAACTTGACTAATGATCTTTGGTTGGTTTAACCACCAGAACCAAGGTGATGTGTCCTTGCCCATACCATCATTGATAGATATATGCAGGTGCTTATTGTGTGGATTACTTCCAGTATAAACTCTGTTGCCTTGCTTGGCTCTTTCTTTAGACCAGATCTTTCCCTGGAATATCAGGTACTTAACTCGTGCATCTTCTTTTAACTTTTCAAAGATATCAAAGCAATCAATGCCGTGCTTAGGATCGTGCGTTAGGTCTACTGCAAAGCCTGTGTTGTGGTCTGAGTTAGGACTCTGGTTGATGTGTGCCTTGCTTGGTAGTAATCCATCTGAGGCTTTCTTCCGAGAAGGCGATATCGCTGTGGCTTGTCGAAGGACAGCAATAGCGGCAGGTGTGGCTCTCTTGGCAACAGGTTTCATCGTTACTCATTTCTCTGCAATCAATCGGTACAGATCATCTATGCGTTCTTCTAATCTTGTGATTGAATCTTTAATTGATGAACCACCATTAGGCTTGAGTTCATTGAGGTAGTGCTTAACCATCCAGCGCACTGCTGCGCCGAAGCCACCGATGATTGTGCATACTGCAACAGCAACTGTTGCGTAGTCTTGTGCCTGCATTAGACCGTCCTAATGGTTACTAAGAGCGTTCCACCGTATCCGCTGAAGCGCTTATCTGAAGGGGTTGCATTTCTAAAGTCCAACTCTTCGATAAGTCCGATGTAGGACTCACCAGTTCTAAAGTCTTCAACGCGGATGGTGTCTCCCACATTCTCAATAGATTCCAACTGAGACATACGGAAGTAAGCAGAACCTTCATAGCCAATCTCAACGCCGAAGTGATCTGATTCGTGGTCAAAGCAAGACAGTGGATACTGGATTAGTCGCTGACGTGGGATAGCAGGTAGTGCCTTAATCTGGTATCCAGTAAACAGTGGACCCTTAGTAACATCAGTTGTTGAACGAGTCAGTGTGAACTGGAAGCCAAGGTATTCCTGTGATGCTTGAGGATAGTTAATGTTAATCTCTGGAACCAATGCCTGTTGTGCAAAGGTACCGATGCGATAGAAGTTATCGGCATAGTCAACAGAGTCAATCAATAGTCCACCATTAGTGGTATCAATACGAGCCTGCATTAACTTGTAGATCTTGAGTTCTAGTGTGTTGTATCGGACGTAACCTGTACGTAGGAATCCTTCTTCTAACAAAGTAGAAGCAGACTCAATATAGATAGCACCATCTACACCATTGCCAGCATTACAAAATGCTAAGCGGTTAGTATCCCCAAGGAAAGCACACGCTGTGGTGTAATGACCTAGCGTATCTGCTGGGTTGTACAAGTCATAGGCATAAGGGAACTGAAGGTTACCTAATGGTTGACCCATATCTACACGAGTCACACCGACCTGACCATCAACGCCAGAGGCAGCCCAGATGTATCTGTCACGGAAACCAAAGTCATAGACTGGTTGGGTTGATTCAAAGATTAAAGCACCGTAGGTAATAGAACCATCGAGTTGACTTGCATCTGCCATACGCATACCTTGGCTAGTGCCAATAGCCATATTGCCAAGGTAGTAAGCAATTCTAAATACAATCTCACCTACTGGTAACTCTGCTGCAGTGATAGCACTGGTCAGGGTAGGCATAGCACCAGCCGTAGACAAAGTAAACTTGTAGATGTTGGACTGGATACCGCTATAGCCTGCGATGTAGATAGCAGCACCACTAGATGTAATGCTAGTAAAGATATGATCTGGGTCATTGTGTGAATAGACCGCTGCTGGTAATGATGTTGCAGTACTAGAAAACTCATACACCTTGTCGTTGACGCACATTACGATACGCTCTTTGGTGTATTCCATAACAGCGTTAGTTACAGTGATGCTGTTTTCGCTAATCATTAGAGTAGGTGATACAGAACTATCATCCGATAGTAACTTCTTGTACACTCTTAGTCTTGGAGTTCCAGCATTGAGTACGTTAGTAACCCAATAGGCATAGACACCATCATCACAGATAGCGTGTACTGGGTAGTCAGTGCCAGATATGTAGTCAACAAAGTGAATAACATCGGCAACGCCTGTACCTACTGGAGATACAGGAGTTGATGCAACATCTGCAGCAGTCTTGGCGTAGGTAAAGGTAGTAGTTGTAGGTACACCAGTGATGCGGTACTCACCATTAAAGGTTGCATCCACACCAGTAATAGTAATCTGCATACCCACAGATAGACCGTGTGCTGCAGTGGTAGTCAGTGTCGCTACGTTAGATGTCAACGCCTTATTGCTAATAGATACAGTAATTGCTGGGAAGATCTTGTCTACGTCATACTCATCAGATAACAAGATACCGTTATAGGTATTGCTATTTTTTTCCCATTGGATAGAACGTGCATATTGCCACGGACGACCATTGGCTTGAATACCACCAGTTACTACGTGCTGAGCAACAGATGACTTAAGCAGCGTTGCCTGTCCCTTGGTCCAGACATCAATACCTTTAGACTCTGTGTACTGGAAGCGAAGCGACTCATCCTGGATAGGTTCAAAGAACTTGATGCCTTGTCCATAGTGGAATGATGACTGGCTACGTAGCCACCAACCAGTCAGCGTCTGTTCACCAGGTTCTCTGGACTGGTCAATCTGTTGCTTACGATACTGGGCAGTTACGCGACGATAAGGAGCATCATCAGAGTTAAGCAAGAAGAACGGTAGGCCACCAATAGCGACATCGTATGCCTCACCTGTGGCTGAGTAGTTAGTAGATCCAGCAGGATTAGAAAGTACGTACGGTATTCCCTCGGTAATATCGTCGCCGTATGGCATCTATTCTCCTTATTCTAAAAGGTTCACCAGTGATCTAGTTCTACCTTGTGCTAACTGTGTATAAATTTGGGTTGTAGCCACACTTGTGTGGCGCATAAGTTCTTTAACAGCAATCAAATCTCCGCCTGATTTCTCAAGCATCGTCGTTGCGAAGTAATGCCTGAGACTGTGGAAATGCTTAGCGTCTGGTCCAAGGATGCGACGCATCTCATTGGCTGCTCTACTAGATAACTTATTAGGCGTTACCTGCCATAGTCTGCCAAGAGTTCCGTATGACCTAATCATATCTGAGACTATTGGAGATACTGGGACAATCAGGTCTGTTCCACCTTTGCCCTGTACTCGTAAAGAGTACCCGTCCTCGTGCTCTATTAGGTCTGAGCCTTTGATGTTGGCTACTTCCATAGCACGAAGCCCTGCTGTGCCACCTAAGATAAACCAGTTGCGTAGCGTTGGGTTCTTGGCTTCTGCCAGCAACTTCTGGTATTCACCCTTGGTTACAGGCTTAGGCACACCACGCCCTGGCTTGACCTGTGGCAGTTGTTCAGCAGGGTTGTGACCACCTACCAACCCCATCTTATTAAGGGACTTGTAGATGCTTCTGAGCCTTGCTACGTAGGTAGCCTTGGTAGACTGCCTAGTAGCCTGGAGTATCACCCGCTCTAGGTCCTCGTAAGTTGCTAGAGCAGGGTGAACACCCAGCCGTCTAATGATCTGCATATCTTGCTTGAACAACTGCTCAGAGTACCCACTTGTGCGGTACCTGTTGTGCAACTGTTCAGCGATCTGTTCCATAGGTATGATTTCCATACCCATAGCCTAGCACACTACGACAGGTTCGGTGTGGATTGTTCCGCTTCTGGATTTAGATACAGTTGATAATCTGGATTTGCTTCATCTTGCGGAACAATAGAAGTAACTCCATCTTTTTCCATAACTAAGATTTCGCCACTTATAGATTCAATTTTGTAATAATTTCTCATAGTTCAATCTCCGCTCTCCATTGGCACCTTAACTCATTGCCACCTGCAATAGAAACATTATTAACAATTGCTGTAAATCCTGCTTCTCCGATATTGACAACGGTGGCGTTGACATCAACCACACCACCAATATTAGCAATTTTTGCACTTGTTCCCGTTGCAGTGCTATAAACAGTAATCGTTGGTGTTGCTCGCATACGAACACCAAAACTTACGCTTGGCAGAAAATTATAGGATACTGTTGCCTGAGTAAACATAGAGACAGAACCTACTTCGGTGACTGTTGCTGGTGTTACTGATTGATTGTATGACTTTTGGTAATATCTCATACAGGCGGCAAGTTCTCCTTGGATTGTTCCAGAATTACGGGCAAACGCAGTAGCAACCGAACCAAGTTCTAACTGTAAACCTGTGATTTCATAGTAATCATTAGCCCCAGCAGTACCAGAAGCGCGATGTTCAAACCATACTGTTAATTCTTTTGCTGTTGTGGCAACTGTTCCAGTATATGTAAATCTTTGCCAAGTAGTAGTCAGAGTAAGAGTTGTTCCAGCAATAACTGCTGCATCTCCTGTGTATGATACTAACCAATTTTGGTCAGTTCCAGTTCCGCTATTAACTCCTATTCTCAATACAGATGTTCCATCTGAAAAGTCTGTGCCTTTGCGAGCATAGAAAGAATAAGTAACTGTCTTACCAGCAAAAGGAATTGAGTTAACGGTTTCAAAAGATTGGCTAAGGTACATATAAGTAGTAGCGGTTGCACCACTATTTCTTTGGATACGACCACAATACTGAATGTTAGGTAGGTTAGTTGTATCACCTGTGGCTTGTCGGCTTATGGTAAAAGCAGAACTAGAATTGTAACCCAACCATCTATCAGCCGTATAGTTTGAAGTTGAACCAACTGCTGAAATGCTAGTACCACGCTGCCAAATATCCATACCGCCGTTAATAATTGCGTTCTTGCCAGCAGCCATTGAACCTTGATAACGCAAGCCCGTGGTAGCGGAACTATCTGCTACAATTTGCTCCCCATCGTTTCCCACAGCCAATCTTGCAGGTGCTGTGGAGTAACCGAATAGGTCACCCTTTGCTGTTAACGGCGAGTTAGCCGTTGTTGGAACTCTACCTGTAGCCATTAGTTATTCCCCAATCCAAGTGCCTTTAAGTCATCTGCTGTTAAACCAAGCGCAACAAGTTTAGCCTGTGCTGCTTCTTTGGCTGCAATTAAACTTTGGTCCCATAACTGAGCCGCTTCATTTATTTCCTCCACGGTTGGTTGTGGTTGCGGGTTTTCCCAAAGCGTTATTTCATCGCCTGTTACAACCCAACCAGTATCAAAACCAAGTTGTTTTAATCCATTAGTAATTTTGTTATATTCCATTATGCACCAATTTCCATAAGTACGATTGACGACCTGCCACCACCATTAACTCTTACTTCAGCCGAAGCATTATAATTTGCAAATTGAGTTTTGTAAGTAATTGCAGAAGTTGTAGCAGGACTATCAAGATAAGAAAGTGCATACATAGTGTAAAGTTCAATAGCAGTTCCAGTGAAACCTAAATATTCATACCCAGCAATTGATGTTCCATTTCGTTGCACATCAATTTTTATACCATTGTTAGCATTTCCATTAGATTTGAAACACGCTTGATTTATTAAAACGACAATTTTTGAAGATGCACTGCTTGGTGTAATGCTTGCACTTAATCCACTATCTGCAAGTGTCGTAGTTGAATTAGCAACAAAAGTCACAGTGCTTGAGCCAACAACCTGTAAAACCTTGCCGCCTGCAGCAGCCCACTTTAACCCAGTGCTTGCTGTTGAGTCAGCAGTAAGAACCTGCCCATTGGTGCCAACTGCCAGTCTTGCTGGAGTATCGTTGGCAGTAGCCGTCAGTAAGTCTGCCTTAGCATCAAAGATGGTCGGCTGGATACCACCTTCAATTACAGGTATGCGTCCAACTGTCATTTATGATAACTCGCTTCCGAAAGCATTGAATGAGAATGTTGCTGCTGAGGCATAGACTGTGATCACATCTGTTGCTCCCAGAGTCACACCTAGAGTCAGGGTGTCTGTAGCGTTACCAGGTAGAGATACGTCATAGGCCAAGTACTGGGCAGCAGCCAAGGCTGCACCTGCCACACGGACCGCGATGCGGTATGTGCCAGCAGTTGCTGTCTGGTTGGTTACTGTCAGTGTAGATACGATTGCTTGTGTTGCTGCTGGTACGGTGTAGAGCGTTGTTGCAGTTGTTGCCGCTGGGTTAGATTGCCCTAACACCTTGTAATTTGTTGGCATTTATTTTTTTCCTTTACTGTAGTGTTTTGGTTATCCGCCCATTAGAAGCAAACTGCTAACGGTTCCACCTGAACCGCTATCTAGTCCTGCTTCAAAGGCATTGAGGTCTGCTGAGTTGAGTACGTGCTTTACCGATGCACCTGCTGTATGTGCTATAGCAGATGTACCAGCCTGACCTCTGACGATAGTAAATGTATCGCCAGAAATTGCTGTGATATAGATGATCTCTTCATTCTGGGTGTCAACATCTAGTGCTACACCAAAGGTGTCTACGTTACCTGCAGCAAGAGTTACCCCGCCTAGTAAGGCAGAACCTGTACCAGAGTTAACAGTCATACTTGTTGCACTGTTTGAGATACCAGTGGCAAGTGCTGTCTCAACAGAGATACTGGAGAATTCGCGTGTCATTATCTTTCCTTACTTATCGGGTGTAGTGAATACGGATTGGATACTTGTCTGCTAACTTGAGTGCTTCTTCGTTGAGTCGTTGCTGATATAGAGCAAAGATGTAACGAGATGCAGCAGCACCTGCAGATGATGGCAACTTGGAATCGTTTAGATCCGCTTCAGCACTAGAGAGATTGATTCGTCCAGCGTCAAGGTAAGACAGTAATTTGTATGCGGCTCCCAGTACCACAACATCCTTACAAGAATCTGGTAGACCAGACACGTCAGCAAAATCATCTGTGTTGGCATCAAGAGTGTTTGGTGTGGCTGTGTACCAAACCTGAATAGTACGACCAGGTTGTACGTTCTCATAGATATTGATTGTATTGTTTGTATTAAAGGTAGCAGCGTTTGCCATACCATCTAAGCGCCAGCGATTTACTGGTAGCCATTCCTGGCTAGAACCTGTTGTCTGCCAAGAGATAAATAGAACACCTTCGCAGTCATCAGGCAATGGGTATGTAACCTGAGATGCGTTAAAGGTAAATGTATAAGAGTTAATAATCCACAACTTCGGATAGAAACTGTTGATCGTATCGTTGATAGCCTTCTTGATAGAACTACGTGGGAAGGTTGGAGATAGAGTTACTGGCGCATACTGTGCGTGAGGTGATGCTGTAGTTCCCTGGTATCCACGACCAAAGCCTGGGATTACGTTGAGAAGATTGGCTGCCTTATCAAATGAATCAATCCAGATAAGTTCGTCATCAATTTCAATGACACCTTTAGCAAGGTTATTCTGGCTACCTACAACGATCTCAGTAGATGTTGTGGTCAACCCTGAAGGGTTAGCAACATAGGTAATGCGGTCTTGACGAAGTGCGTAACCTTGTAGGTTAGCCTTTACCTCGTCTACCAGTTCGTTCAGTGTTGGCATTATTTCCTCTCATACCAGCCATCTCCCCATAGAGTTAGCAGTCGTGCAAAATACTGTTCATATTGTGGTGCTATAGCATCCAAGGAATACAAGGACACTGCTCGCTTGTGTATTGCTACTGGATCTAAACTCTTTACCCACTCTGTTGCTACTGCAAACTCCATTGCATTTCTGCAACGGTATCCAGTAACACCTTGTGGATTAGTTTCTGTAAATGCTCCCCAGTCTGTGGTAATCGTTGGAGTCCCACAGGCTTGTGCTTCGATAACGACGTTACCAAAAGGTTCTATGTATAGCGTTGGTGCAAATAGGGCAATTGCACCACCCATTAACTTTGCTCGCTCTTCAGGACCGACAGGTCCTACCCATTCGCCATACTCGACTTTAGGATCTTTGCCAGGACCAGCAAGGATAAGTTTCAAACCCATCTCTTTGCATACGTGCTGGGCAATTCCTATACCTTTGCGATCTACCATACGTCCAACGTAGAGGTAGTAATCTTCTTTCTTCTCTTGCAGCGGAAACATCTCTGGTTCTAAGTAACCAGGAATAACCGCATCATAGAAGTTACCATCTACTAGCGTTGGGTTCTTAAACATTGCATAGATGCTGTGCATCCAAGCATATGATTCAAAGACCTTAAACTTACTAAATACTCCACCGTAACCCACACCAAACTCTACGCTGATATGGTTTGGATAAGCCTTAGCGATTGGTTCTTGTGATGCTCCACCGATAAGACAGATAAAATCTTTCTTCTCTAGGCGCTTGCCTAGTTCTGCTATTGCCTTGCCATTAAAGATCTGCCAGTGTGGTAACGAGTTATTAAACTCAGCCTCTGTAAAGTGTTTACCTGCTAATGCTTCTTGCTGTTGCTCTTTAGTAATGCAGGTAATCAGTTCATCTACTGGTGCTTCGTTATCTTCACTAGCATAGAGATAGACCGTATGGCCTAACCCTTTCATCATCATACAAAAGCGCCTGACCTTTTCGGTATAAGCGCAGTTGACGTAATCTTTAGTTGTCTGTGTATGGGGCAGGCTGATAACGTGAAATCTCATACGAGAAGTCTACATACCACCCAAGAATAAGGCTACGGGGATGGCATCTGCTCCTGGGCCTGTCGCTCCAGTCGCACCTGTTGGACCAGTTGCTCCAGTGGTACCTGTTGGACCTGTGGGACCTGTAGGTCCCGTTGCTCCATTTGCACCAGCAGGACCAGTAGCCCCGATAGGGCCAGTGGCACCAGTAACACCAGTAGGTCCAACATCACCTGTAACTCCTTGCGGTCCCGTGGCACCTACTGGGCCTGTTGCACCAGCAGGTCCTGACGGACCAATATCTCCTGTAACACCTTGAGGACCTGTCGCTCCAATGGGTCCTGTAGCCCCTACAGGGCCTGTAGCGCCTGTTAGACCTGTTGGTCCGACATCTCCAGTCACACCCTGTGGGCCTGTGGCTCCTACTGGACCAGTAGCACCAACGGGTCCTGTTGCACCCGTATCGCCAGTGGCACCTGTAGCACCTGTTACGCCTGTGGCACCTTGTGGGCCAGTCGCTCCTTCAGGTCCTGTCGGACCTGTTGCTCCTGCTGCTCCAGTTGCTCCAACTGGTCCCGTAGGTCCAGTATCTCCCGTTGCTCCTGTAACACCTGTAGGTCCTGCTGGACCTGTTGCTCCCGTAGCACCCGCTGGACCTGTAGGTCCTGTGTCACCCGTGGCTCCAATAGGACCCGTGGCACCCGTTGGGCCAGTCGGCCCAGTACTTCCTGCATCACCTGTTGCTCCTTGCGAACCAGTAGCGCCAGTTGCACCTGTTGCACCTGTAGCACCGTTTGGTCCAGTTGCTCCCGCAGGACCAGAAGGTCCCGTCGGGCCAGTTGCACCTTGGCCGCCTTGAGGTCCTTGATCTTGCGAAAGTTCTACCGCCACTTGTGGCGTAATGTTTTCAATAACAATTATTGTGCTCACGTTGTTGTCACCGCTCCTGTCACAATAAATTTGCCTTCTAGGATTCTGGTAACTGTTACACCAGATGTAAGTACTAGGTCGTATGAGTAACGACCTGCTGCTATTGCACCTGTAGTAGTTGCATCAAAACTTACAGTTACTCGACCAGTTGTTTGGTCTAAAGTCATACGACCATTTTCTGTGGTTGCAACTACTGTTGTAGTATTAGCACCAACGAATGGTCTAACAGTCATAGTTCCTGTGTAACCACCAAGACTCCAAGGAGTTTGATCGTTTAGGATCTGGAACTGAAAATTAAATGTAGTTGCTTGGTCACAGACCAAGTTATATTTAGCACTCAAGATGACACCGCTCTGAGAGCCTGCGCTGCAGGTAGTTGAAAAGTATCAGCGATGAGGTTACATACGCCGTTAAAGTCAAGACGATTATCGCTAGTCGTACCCGCAATCGCATTTAGAACTCCTACTGTGTCTGTTAACTCTGTTGATACTGAACGTGCTACAGCCCATTGGCGAGCAGCCAATGCCATATCTACCATTTCTGCAGATGTTCGATAGGTGCCACCATTAGCAAGTCTGTTCATCTCTGCTAGTAAAGTTGTACCGTAAACTCCTAGTGCCACCTATCTACCTCACTTCTTCTTTTTGCGAGCCGCTGCTGCGTTATCTACTAGATTTGGATAAGGTCGTCCTGCTGCCTTAGCCCGTGCCTTTGCTGTTGCCTTTTGTGCTGGCGTTAATTTCTTTGACTTCTCTTTAGGATTCTTTGTATCCCAAAATGCTGCTTTCTTTTTCATTTGCAACTACAATCCCAAGCACGAAGTGACTTGTTAATTCTTGAGTTTGGATCTCTAGCAGTCTTACTAGAAGTGTTCTTTGCTTTCATCCCACACATACGACCACAGAAAGACTTGCGTCGTCCTGCTGCCTTGGGAGACTTAGCAGCCTCAGCCTTCTTGACTGGAGGCTTGAGGTTCATCCCCTGCGCTTTGGCAGAGGCACGACCCTTTGCGTTGAGGCCACCCTTTGGGTTCTTGCCCTCTGCTCTCTGCCAGGCACTAGCCAATTTCTAACTCCTTTTGCATAACTGATTTACAAAATGTAACTACGTCTTTATGTGCAAATTCTGCTTTGCATACATTGTACATAAAGACTACAATTTGAACATTGTTTTTTATATAAGGTTTTGAACTATCTATTCTATCTATAGAAGGAACCCAAGGGTTCTTTGCGTGAAGAGAATCTGAAACTTGTGTGGTTAAATCAAAAGGTATTCCAGTTACTTCACAGTAACCTTTTTCTATCTTTTCATAAATCCATAACGAGTCAAAATCTGGTTCTTGCCAACCCATATACTTTGCTCTTTTATGGGCATTAGCCCAAAGTCTTTGTGCTCTAACTTTTACTGGGTTGTCTTTATCCCATTTACTTTTAGAACATTTATTACACCAGCCAGATCTACCTTTCCCAAACTTAACATCTGAACGTAGGCATATGATACACGCTGGAGACTTTGCCATTTACTTAGCAGACTTACCCATCGCACCAGTTTGCACTGATTCGTAAGACTGAAACTTCATTGCACCTTCGTACTGCTTATCAGGTGTTGGGTACTTTGTGATATCTTCTTCGTAGTTTTCCATTACTTCTTCTTCCCCATCTTCTTAGTCTGCTTCTTAATCATCTTCTTGCCAGTCTTCTTGGCTTCCATCTTTGCCATTGCCATACCTTTTGCTGTGTATGGGAATTCTTTTCCGTTTACGTTTGGCATTGTTACTCCTAGTCTTTGAAGGTCATTGAGATTCCGTCAAAGGCTTTACCAGCCTCATTGGAAAGTTGGACTGCTGCATCTATATCTTTACTCTTTGTTGAACGCGGTTCTATACCCTGTCGTGTTGCATCATAATAGGACTGTAGTTCCCTATCGTGTTGCTTAGCAGTAGGTATTCCTCTGTGGTTAGCAGCACCTACACTCAACTCTAGTTCGCCTATCTTGCAGCCGAAGCAGCCTTCGACATACTCAAGGTGCGTTGTTCGTCTATGTAAACTCATACAACTGGTGTCACATAATCGCCTAGACCAGCATCAATAAGAACCTGTGCTTGGTAGTCACTGATCTCGTACTCGTGTCCACCAAGGAAGTAGTAACTTGCTGCTGCTAAATCATCTTGGCTTGGAGTCAGTGTCAAAGTAACATTAGTTCCATTAACAATAATTGTTTGACCACGTGCCACATCTGTCATACTAGGCGCGATAGGACCATCAATAGTTCCACCGATAAAGCGACGTCCTGCAAGGCGTGAGTATGGAGTGAACTCGTTATATCCTGTGCCCCAGGTTTGCCACTGGTACGGAGTTGTTAGTGTGTATGCCATATCCAACCTTTCATAAGTGACAGAGGGAGAGTTTCCCCTCCCCCTGCCGTTGCACTGACGGAATTATCCGTTTGTTGCAGATGACTCAATGCGATAGAGCGCTGCTTCACGAAGGCGTGCAAAGCCTCCGAAGTAGTACCAACCGATTGTGCGGAAACGACGTAGCGCGTCAATCTCTGGACCGA